CTCCACGGCGGCGGCGGCTTTCTCTCACCCGCCCAACGCGCCCAGATGATCGGCGACCACCCGCGCTATCACCACCGCAGAGACGCCCACCCGGACACGATCTACGTCGCCGGCATCGATCTGGCCGGGGAAGACGAGGAAGCCGAAGACGACGTGCTCCGCTACATCAAGCCAAAGAAGGATTCGACGGTCGCCACGATCTGCGCGCTCATACCACAGCCCAACGGCCAACACCAGCTCCGGATCGTCGAACACTACTACCGGACCGGAGTTAAGCACGGCGCCATCCAAGCCCAGCTCACCGACATTCTTCGATCTGTTTGGGGATGCAAGCGGATCGTCGTAGACGCTACCGGCGTAGGGCAAGCGACCGCCAGCTATCTCGAAGAAGCCCTAGGTTCGATCGTGACGCCCTACATCTTCACCGCCCCCAGCAAATCCGCCCTCGCTTACAACTTTCTCGCCGCAGTTAACTCCGGTCGCCTAAAGATGTATACTGGGGACGGGTCCGAAGAACACCGCCAGTTTTGGTTTCAGATGGAGCGGGCTAAGTCCGCCATCCGGGCAAACCAGACCATGAACTTTTACGTTGACCCGGCCGAAGGACACGACGACTTTCTCACCAGCGCCGCCCTAGCCGTCCAAGCCGCCGAACTATACCGGCCACGAGAAGCGAAAGGGAGACGATAATGCCGATCACCAAGGCGCCACTACCGCAGCAGCTCAACCAGCTTGACCGGGACCGCTTCAGCCGCTACCGGACGCTTCTGAAATTCTACCAAGGCGACCAGTGGTTGAACACTCCCTACAGCCAGACCACCGTAAGCGCCCCCTGGCTCGAACTCGAGAACGAACCACGCTACCCCTGGCTCCGGCGCCTAACCCTAAACTATGCCAAGGTCCTCATCGACAAGATCACCGCCTACACCATGGCCGGCTTCAAGATCGCCGTAGATCCGGCAGACCAGACCAAAGCCAGCGCCGATCTGGCCAAACGAGCAGAAGACGCCCTGGCCCGTATCAACGAAGCCAATGTCCTCACCGCAATCGACTTCGACACCGAAATCGATACCGCCATCCTCGGAGACGGATGCTACAAGGTCACCTGGGATCCAACGACGAAGGACGTGAGAGTGACGACGCCCGACGTTCAGGGGATCTTCGCCTGGTGGCTCGGAGACGACACCGCCCGCCTTTGGCGAGTCGCCAGCAAGTATGTGCTGTCAGCCGAGGAAATCGAGATGCTGCACGGTTACGAGACACAGAAGGCCACCGTTGTTGTGATCGAAGACTGGACGGACCGCAGCTACGACCTCTGGATCGACGGGAAGATCGCCAGCAGCTCACGCAACCCCTACGGCTTTATCCCGTACGTAATCTACCCGAACATCCGGGAACCAAAGCAGTTTTGGGGAGCATCTGACATTCCGCAGATCATGCAGCCGACAAGGGAATTGAATCGAGCAATGTCGCAGCTTTCACGCATCCTCGAGCTTTCCGGGAACCCGATCACCGTCCTCGAAGGCGTAGACAGAGCCACCGACATCACCGTACAGCCCGGCCAGATTTGGGAGCTGCCGGAGAAGTCGAAGGCGTATCTCTTGGACCTCCTGCAGGGCGGCGGCGTCAAACTCCACATTGACTACATTGACGCCCTCTACCGGACGATTCACGATCTCTCGGAGTCACCGAGAACCGCCTTTGGCGACAACCAGAAGGCACTATCCGGAGTCGCACTCGAGATGGAGTTACACCCCTTGCTACAGAAGGTCAGACGAAAGCGCCTGATCCGGTCAGACGCCTACAACCGGCGCAGCGATATGATCTTGAAGCTCTTAAGGCAGTTCAAAGAAGGGTCCGGACCGGGAACCATCCCCCACGACGCCAACTTATCGCAGATCCGTAGTAGAATTATATGGGGCGACGTGCTACCACAAGACCACTCAAGAACCGTAGACGACGAGACCCGTTTGGTCGAGAAAGGAATCCACTCGCGCAAGCGAGCCGCCGACAATCTAGGAATAGACAACCCGGAAGCCGAATTCGATCGCTGGATCGTCGAACAACGCCAGGTCGAAGCGATCACAGCGCCACCGGCGACACCGGCGCCAGAACCGTCAAAAGTGCAACCAAAGTAGGCTATTTAGGAATAAAATCGGCATATTTTTGTAGCCAAATATCAATTTACAGGCATTCTCAGGAATTTACAGCAGTTTACAGCCAAATCACATGAAACAGAGACGATCACACAAAAACCGGAGAATTCCAGGCAAAAACAAATGCCTACCAAGGCAATCAATATAGCTCTCGCTATCTCGTAAGAAAGGAGGAATAGAACTAATGTTCGAGACCATCACCGAGACGATCGCCAAACTCATGGGAGACGAGAAAATGGCCGACGCTATGGCCGATCTCGCTATCCTTCGCGACGAGACCGCCGAGATTCAAAGCCGGTGGGCAGCCCGTGACGCCGAACTGCTGACCCTGAAAGAGCAGCACGAAGCAGACATGACGCAGCTCAAAGGCGAGGCCGAGGCCACGACCACCGCCCAAACAGCCAGAGAAGCCGAGATCACCGAAGTACTCGCCAGGGCAGTCCAAGCCTACAAGATCGCCAGCCTGAAGGCCAACCCGGACCTGCCGGCCGGCATCCTTGACGAGCTGGGCGAAACCGGCACCGTAGAGCAGATCGACGCCAACCTTGCCAAAGCACAAAAGATCGTAGACAAGGTAAAATCAAATCTGGCCGTACCAGGCGGCGCACCGCCAAGAGGAAAGATCGACATAGCCAGCATGTCTTCGCTGGACAAGATCAGGCACGCCATCACCAACTAGGACGGGATTTAGTTGACGTGTAATCGTCAAGAAAGGACAAACTACAATGGCAATGACCCTCGCAGAAGCCAACAAGCTCTCCAACGACATCCTCAAAGTCGGAGTCACCGAAGAGATCGTGAAAGAAAGTCCGGTCCTTCAGATGCTTCCGTTCATTGAGATCGTTGGCAACGGTCTCACCTACAACCGGGAAAACGCCATGGCAAACGCCTCGTTCTTCAGTGTAGGCGACAACTGGACCGAGTCGACGCCGACCTTCACGCAGCTCACGGCCGCACTCTCAATCCTGGGCGGCGACGCAGACGTAGACAACTTCTTGCGGATGACCCGCTCGAACCTCCAGGACCTCGAAGCGACGATCATCAGCATGAAGGCCAAGGCCATCGCCCACAAGTTCGAAGACACATTCATCAACGGCACACTTAGCGGCGACGCCAAGTCCTTCGACGGGATCGACGCCCTCACAGTGTCCGGGCAGCGGGTCAGCATGGGAGACAACGGCGCCACTCTCACACTGGCGAAGATCGACCACCTAATCGACCTCGTCAAGCCCGGTAAGCCCGACTTGCTGTTGATGAGTCGCCGCAGCCGGCGCAAGATGAAGTCGCTACGCCAGACGGGAGGCAACATCCTCGAGACCGACCGGAACGCCTTTGGCCAAATGGTCACCTACTACGACGGCATTCCGATCGGCATCAACGACTGGATCAGCGACGCCCAAACCAAGGGCAACCAGTCCTTGAGCTCGAAGATCTACGCCGTGAAGTTTGGCGAGTCCGGCGTCTGCGGCCTGCAAGCCCCCGGCGGCGTCATGGTCGAAAGGGTCGGCTCCCTCGAGACGAAGGACGCCACCAGAACAAGGGTGAAGTGGTACGCCACCATCGCAACTTTCAGTACCTTGTCCGTCGCCTACCTGGACGGAGTCAACGACTAGGACGATCGGTCCGATCGGTCAATCAGTCCGATCGGACCACCACCAAACTTTAGTTGACGTGTAATCGTCAAGAAAGGACAAACTACAATGGCAATTACCGAACCGACAAGCGGAGGCCGGATCATCGAGGAAGGGATCGGCGACGTTAAGGTCGTCGTCTCCGAAGCCGTAGCCCCAGGCGATCTCCTCGGCTCAAGCGAGGCCAACGGCGGCAACTGGATCAAGGCCGACGGTAACAACAACGTCTACGCCGAACTCGTAGCAGGAGAAGCCGGCGCCGTCGCCAGCACCATCACCGCCTACCGCATCGCCCGAGTATCGGGCTACACCGGAGCCACCCAAGCAGCCGCCCTCTACCTATCCGACACGGTCGGGAGAGTTAGCGAATCGGCCGGAACCGTCGGGCAGCTCGTAGGCTTCATTCTCTCCGCCACCGAGGTTTTGCTTTGCCCGCAATGGAGGATGGGCGGCGGCATAATCAACGGCGCCGTGAAACAGTTCTTCCGGGACTCGAACGGCTGGATCAACTCGCCATCGGCCGGTAAACTCGAATCAAGCCGGATCATCAGCCCGACTACCGAGAAGAAAGCCACAGCCACCACCGCAACCCTGGCGATCGCCGACTGCGGCACAATCCAGGACGTCGCCACCGACTCCCAGGTCTTGACCCTGCCGGCTACGGCCGCCGGTCTACACTTCACGATCAGGAACGCTGGAGAAGACGGCGCCGTTCTCGTGACGATCAGCCCAAACAGCGCCGACAAGATCAGCGGCGCCGGCCTAACACCGCAGGACAACAAGGATCTGCTCAACACGAAGGCCACCGCCAAGAAGGGAGACTACGTCAAACTCCTAGGTGATGGCGTCGACGGTTGGGTCGTCACCGAAATGGTAGGCACCTGGGCCCGGGAAGCCTAAGCAAATAGGGGTCAGGGGTCAGGGGTCAGGGAAATCGGACGATCGGACAATCCGTCCCCCTTGCCCCTTGACCCTTGACCCTTGACCCTCGATAAGAAAGGAGACAACAACCATGGCCGTAGCAGTTACCGACTACGCTGGACACGAAATAGCCGGCGCCATCCTCTACAACGTTGATGGTTCCGTTCTCATCGGACAGAAAGCCAGCGCCGCCTCGCTGTCCGTGGTTCCGGCTTCCGACATCCCAGATCCTACCTACATCGGCGACATCAAATTCGGCGAGGCCCTACCGGCCGGATCTGCAATCGTCGGCAAGGTCGGGATCGACCAGACCACACCGGGAACCACGAACGGGGTCCAGGTTAACGCCGCCCTACCGGCCGGTGACAACAACATCGGCAACATTGACGTGGCAAGCATCGCCGCGGGCAACAACAACATCGGCGACGTGGACGTAGCAAGCATCGCCGGCGGGACCAACGTCATCGGTAAGGTCAGGATGGTTACCGCCAACGGCGACGAGGCCACCCACGACACCGCCGACGCCGTGAAGGTCTGCAACCCGGACGGAACCAACATCGGCGGCACGGGCGGCACCGCCATGACCGACGACGCCGCTTTCACACCAGGATCCAGCTCGATCACACCAATGGGCGCCATGGCCGACGAAACAAGCCCGGATTCGGTCGACGAAGGTGACATCGGCACGCCACGAATGACCCTGAATCGTGTTTTAAGAGTAGCACCCACCTTGTTTGCCGGCAACGGCAACGCCCCGGCCGCAGGCTACCTTGACACACCCCAATCGCTGTTCGGCGACGCCTTGCTCACATCTGCCGTCCGCACCGCTACGACAAACTCATCGACGATGTACAACCACAACCACCGGGGCGCCATCTTCCAACTCAACATTGACTCCGCTGCTGGTGGCGGCGAGACCCTGACCATGAAGGTCCAAGTCAAGATCGGGAACGGCGCCTTCATCACAATCTTCCAAAGCGCCGCCCTCACCGGAGCAAACCGCTACAACTACGTCGTTTGCCCGGATTGGGGAGCCGCCGCCAACGAAATCACCGCCGTGGGCAACTACTCGCTACCTAGAACCTGGCAGATCGAAATGACTCATTCTGCTGGCGGAAACTGGACCTACGATCTCCAATTCAGTTACGTAGACTAATCCTTGCCGTCCTTGTGGTCCTTGTGGTCCTTGTGGTCCTTGTGGTCACCGAGAAAGGAGAAAAAACCTTGAAACTACTCAAAGCCCGCGAAACCCCCGACTCCTACCGCCTGGCCGTACATCTTGACGAAACCAAGCTAGACAACGCCGGCAACCCGGACCCCGCCTTTGTCGCCGTCTACAACTGGAACAAGACCAGGCCCGGAGGCATGACCAAGCTCCAACACCTGGCCCAAATCAGAACCGAGACCAAAGCCCTGGCCCAAGCCGAAGCCGCCCGGAGAAACGCCGACGAAGGCACACAACTAGCCGGAGAAGGAAACACCCTGTAGGGGTAACCCCCCGTGGTTACCCCCGTCCCTGCAGTCCTTGTGGTCCTTGTAGTCCTTGCAGTCCTTGCTAAAGGAGATCGACCATGCCGCCAACCGCCTTACAAGACCTCGAAGCCCAGGTCCGGAACGACCTGCACGACAACGACTCAGGCGCCTATCGCTGGACAGACGCCGTTATCGATCGCCATATCGCCAAAGCCCTGGCCGACTACAGCCTAGCATCGCCGATCGAACAGAAATCCACGCTGACCACCACGGCCAACAGCCGGGCTGTCTCTCTCTCCACGCTAAGCAATCTTATTGACGTGGTATCGGTCGAATACCCTGTGGATAAGTATCCGCCCATCAAGCCGAGGTTCGAGGTTTGGTCGGGATCTCTCACCTTACTTGTCGACGAATGCCCGGCCGCCACGAACAACGTCTACGTGTTCTGGTTGAAGGAACATAGTATCGCTACGAACACCACGGTACCCACCCGCCACACCGCCTTGATCGCCCTGGGAGCAACCGCCTACGCCCTGCTCGAATGGGCAAACTACGCTCCCAACCGGATCAACGTGGGCGGCGAAGACGTTTGGAAAGACTACCTCACCTGGGGACAGGACGCCATGAAACGCTTCATCGCCGAGCTGGCCAAGATCGACTACCGGCGAAAACTCAGAATCCGGCAGATAGTTCCGCTATGACAAAGAATCCCCTCTCCCTTTGGGAGAGGGTTAGGGTGAGGGTCCAATGATCACACTGAGCGCCACACTCTTAGCCGAACAGAAGAAGGCCAGCACCACGCCATACGTGGAGCTGAAAGCCCGCGAGAAGATCGCCAGCGTCGGCCGCTTTCGCTGGACACGCTACTACACCGGCGCCGAGGCCATCACCAGGCACGCTGGAGGCATGGCCGGAGACGGCAGCCTGTTGCGAGCCAGGGCCGTTCAGAACGGCGCTGCCTACGATCTGAGCTATAGCCGGGTAACCAGTCCAGGATCTGGCTCAACGTACTCGAGTTGGAGCAGCATCGTCGCCGACATCTCCGAGACCTCCGGGATCGCCATCGCCACCAATAGCGCCAAGGTCGATCTGGTTTACGTAGACTGGCAGAAGCGAGCCATCTACGTGAAAAGCAGCACCGACAACGGCGCGACCTTCGGCGCCGCCGTTCTTGCCGACACCGCGATCGCCGACGTGACCCATGTCGCCTTCGTCTACAAAGACACCACCACGCAGATCCTTTTCTACGCCGCTGCCGGCATCGTCTACCGAGTTGTCAGAACATCCGGCACTTGGGGAGCGGCCGCCGCCTGGACCCTCACCGTTTCTACCGTGACCGGCCTCGCCGCCCACTACTACCAGGATTACAACCTGCTTGTGACCGGGACGAACGCAGCCGGGAAATCCATCGTTTGGCAAGCCATCTACGGCGACGGCTACTCCCAATCCGCCGGCACGTGGCACGCCTTGCAGGAGCTCGTAGTTGCCGACGCCGGCAGCCTCGTAACCTATAGCCATGTTTCGATCGGAAGACCGGACGTCTATAGGACGATCTTCCTCGAAGCCTACTCCGGGACCGGCAGCTACACCACGCCCACCACCACCCATACCCTACCATCGATCGACTTCCTGGACGCCCTCTGGCACGAACCATGGCCGCTCAACATAACATGCGCCACCGGGATCGCCCTTTCGAATAGCGCTACTCACGCCTGGCTGACGACGCCAAACGGCGTATGGAGAGCCGAGATTGCCCCGGCAGATCTAAACCTGACCGCCGATCTTCTGAAGCTCACCGCCTACGTAGACTTTGACTCCGGGAAGCTGGTCGCCACAGTCCGGAACGACGCCGGCGCCTACCTATCGACGGCCTCTGGCAAAGGCGACGCCTGGATCGGCACGGAATTAAAGCTAGGCCTCGGCTACCGCACATCGGCCGGAAACGAAGCAGCGACCCACCTGAGCTTCTGGATCGACTCCTACGAACTCACCGCCGAAGCAGGAAAAGCGCAGCTCGTCCTGAACGCCTCAACGCCCTGGGAGCTGCTACAACGCTGGACGGCCACCAAGCAGATCAACTACCCGGCCGGGTCGACGACGATCGTCAACATCCTTCGGGACCTCATGGCGAGAGCCGGCATCAAGACGACGCTGGACAACGCCAGCAGCCAACTGTCAACGATCAACCCGGGCTTTACGATCTACCCGGCCTTTACCATCAAGCCGAAGGAGACCTTGAAAAGTGCTATACAACGTCTTATGCTTCTGGTTACCGATGGAATCCGCTTTCAGAACGCCACCGCCTACGTCACAGATCAGACCGCAGCGGACGCAAGCGCCTACGCCTTTGGCACCACCCACCCGATCAAGACCGCCCGCTACAAGAGCGGTCAGCCCACGAGCGCCCCCCTCCCCAACCAAGTCCAAATTCTCGCCAAAGGCGCATTCGGCCAAGCCCGGGACTGGGACCAGATCGAACTACGCACCGCCACCACCACCCAGGAACTAGTTACAAACTTGACAACAGCCACACAAGCAAACACACACGCCGCCGGCATCCTACGCCAATCCACGATCGCCGCCAAGGACGACACCATCACCACCCAACCCCATTGCGGCCTTGAGGTACACGACGTGGTAGACGTGACCGAGGCAAGAGCCGGCCTAAGCGCCGCCAAGCGGAGAGTGAAGGCGATCGCCATCACCTACGACACCCAAAAGCCCAAATTCGAGCAAATCATCACCCTGGGAGGCGTCTAACGTGGAAATACGACGGGGAACTATCATCGCCTTTGACGCCGCCACCCACAGCGCCACAATCCAACTTGACGGCAGCCTAGCAGCCTACATCACCGGCGTAGAGGTCGCCGCCAACATCCTTGACGCCGACGTAATCGCCGGAAGATACGCCCTCGTCGCCTGGCCCGACCCGGCAAACTCAGACAGCGCCGTTATTTTTGTCGTTTACACATAAAGGAGCTACACAATGCCAACTCTAAGCGACATTTCCGGTCAACACTGGACTGATGACCCTTGGAACTTCAGAGACGACGACTACGACTTAGCCCGACCATTCGGCCCTGTTCTCCAAATCATCTACCAATACGGTCTACAAGAATACCACCTGCAGCGGCAACTTGATCACATTAAACGGCTACACCAAGACGGCCACGATCTCACCTTCAGGCTGACCGCATCCCCATGGGAAAACGAAACAGAACTAGCCCGACGATGGGCGCCAATCATTCGATCCCTACTCCCATTCGGACAACGCTTTCAGATACTCAACGAAGTCAACGACCCGATCGAAGGCTGGCTCAAAACCTACCAGAAAGCCGAAGACATATACGAAACATGGGCTCTCAACTTTCTCCGAGAAATACGACGCCTAGTTCCTGAAGCCAAATTCGGATCCACGCCAATGAGCCCAAACTTCTCCGATCTGACATGGTACGCCGCCATACCCAATCTACTCGCAGAAGCAGACTTTTTCTGCTGCCACGTATACTGGCAGTACGAGAATTGGGCTTCTCCAGACGCCGGCCAACGATACAAACGCTACCTAGACCTAACCAACAAAGACGTATTCATAACCGAATACGCCGACACCACACCAAACAAATCAAGCCGTGAACAGGCAACAACCTGCCAACTCTGGTTAAACACCATCGCCAACGAACAACCACGGATCAGGGCCTGCCACAAATTCATCCTTGCCAGCTCCAACCAACTATGGAAAGACCAAATCATAGACAGCGCCGATCTGCCATTGCTTCTCACTAAAACACAAATAGAAGGAGAACCGCCAGTGGAACCAACAACCATCACCGACGCCCGACTCATCAACCCTGCTTTATTCGCTGAATGGAACGCCTCAGACGGACCCGACAAGGCCATTCGTCGAGCATTCGCACGACACTTCTGCCAAATCACCAAATCAACAGACCCCGGAATTCTGCTAGACATCACGGACGAAGCCAAAGAAGTAGTTTGCGACTACACCGAGATACTGCGCCCTTTCTTCCAGGGGCTGAAAGCATAACTCCCCCCTGGACAGATCTCCGAAACGCTTTCGGCCCCGAGCCCTGGGAAGAACAAAACAGACCAATCGAAAAACTTACTCACATAGTAATACACCACTCAGGAGCAGACACAATCTCCACACCAACCGAAATCCATCACTATCACACCGAAATCTTGGGCTGGCCCGGCATCGGATACCATTTCCTCGTCTATCCAAACACCACCTATTACGTCGGCGACATCAGGACGAAACGAGCCCACATCTATGGCCTAAACCGCTCAACGGTTGGGATCTGCCTAGTAGGTAATTACAACAAGTTTTGGCCGCTGCCGGCAACGATCGCCGCCACAAAATCGCTCATCGCCTGGCTTCACACCATAATCCCACGAACACCCGTAGCCGGTCACTACGAGATAGCTCTACCAGAATCACCTACCGCTTGCCCAGGACAATCCTTCCCGGGATGGAAACCACTTCTCACGCTTTGAAAGGAGTTCAACATGGTCGACAGTTGGATCATCGTCGCGGGCGCTCTTCTACCATTCCTGATCGCCCAAATCCAAAACAACCAATGGACCGACAGGAAGAAGGCCATCATAGCATTCGCAACTTGCGCCATTTTCGCCACCGCAGGCGCAATCATCGACAAAAGCATCGCCATGGACATACCTAGCTGGGTAATGGAGATCATCGGCAACACCCTCATGGTCGCCGTAATAGCAATGGGCCTATACCGAGGTTTCTACAACAAAGTTGGCCTCGCGCAACCATTGAACCTCTTTGGCCCACACACAACCAAACCTCCAACACCACAACCACCACCAGACATAGACGCAGCAGACGCCAGGCTACCTTGACAACCCACCAACGAGCCGCCCATACTATTTGAGGCCGCCTGCTCACCGGCCACCCACTAGCAGCGAACCTGGTTGACCGGACCAGGTTCGTTGTCTGTCTACGATCTTGGTTCCCTTCGTCCCCGACTCCGAGCTACGCATCCCTGACTCCACTTCGTTACGTCAGGGTGCTCCGCTCTCCGTCTTGCTTCGCCTGACTTCCCCGACTCCGCTACGCTCCGTCGGGATCGTCAGGCTTTTGCGTAAGCCAGCTCCAAGATACGCCCCTCCCCAGCAGTTCTCAGGCAACGTAATGGTGCTAATCGTCCCGAAAGCCCTTCGATTCTCGTTCTTTAAACTCGCTACGGGCTTTCGGGCTTGTTCGTCAAACCCCCCCCAAGATACGGTCCGTCTGCGACCATTGTTCCCTTCGTACACCGGGCGGGTCCGACCCTCCCAGGCCGCGAGGGTCGGGTCGGACCCGCCCTACGCCGATCTCATGCCGGCCAGGTTCCCTTGTTCTCAGGCAACGTAATGGTGCTACTACCCGCCGCCGCCCTTCGATTCTCGTTCTTTAAACTCGCTACGGGCGACGGCGGCATCGAAGGAAGGCCAGCACCGGTTAAGCGGAAGGGGACGGATTGAAATGACTCACCCCAAACACTTGACCGCCAAAACCAGTCCGGCGCCTATCCAAACGCTCTTCGGTCGGAAGCGGTAGGGCTACGCCCTCGATTCCAATGTCTCTAATCAACCTTTGATTGTCGTGAAAGAACACGCCCCGTCGTGGCCCCTGCTGCGGCTAAACAGGGCCACCACGGGGCGATCAATATGCGACGCGGCTACGGGCGGCCGGCGTCCGTAAACGGCCTACCTCCAGCCGCCTCGGGGAAAGCGTTCCCCGAACCCCTACACGGGAACTCACTTGTCGCCGCTACGCCTACGGTTCGCTCCGGTCCGCTTGGGCCACGTCGCCAGCGGGGTTGTGCTCCCCGGCCCTGCGCTACCCTACGCTACCCTCCGGCTCCGCTACACTGGTGCGTCAGCCTTTCAAGCGGTAGGGCTACGCCCTCTATTCCAATGTCTGACAAATTCAAACACAGTCTGAACTTCACCGCTGAGTAGCCGGAAACGTCAGCGGTTGGGCGATTTAAGGTTTCCGGCTACTCAGCTCGTTGGTAAGGGCCTACGGCAAGGCGAATTGAAATCTATTTGCCAATCGCCCCAAATAGATTTCAATTCGCCTTTACCTGTCACAGCCGCGGTCCTCTCTCCGCCGCCATACCAACATCTGTACAGAACGACGAGGAGCGCGTTCTTCCCTTCCTGGCTCGCCCACAACCACCGCAATTTCTGAAGGGGGGTGACCCCGCCGCCGCAGTCCTAGTCCCCTTGGCCGCAGTCCGTGAGGCAGTCCGGACTGTCAGGGGCACTTATCCACATTCTGAAAAAACATGTGGATAACTTATCCCCAATCAAAAATACCTGTGGATAAGTGTTGAAAATGGCCTAAAATGGGCGTAGAATAGTATCAGGAACCAGCCAATACAGATTAGTAGGAAGGAGCCACAAATGACAGTCCCCGACGCACCACTGACCCCCGCCTGGCCGAGGAGCGTAGCAGCATCAGCGCTCCGACTCGGCGCCGATCGCGTGTGCTGGCGCGCTTCCGGCCACGCCTGGACTGGCGCCGTACTCGCCACCGCATGGGCAGACCAGGCCGCCGCTACTGCCTTCGCCGATCGCTGGGCAGCCCGGATTGGCTATGGCGTAATCGTCCGCCGGATCGCCGCCCGCCTTTGGTCCGCCAGCGTCCCGGTCGCCCTCGGCCCAGCCCAACCCGTATACGCCCGCCTGAAGGGCAGAGGAAACACACCCCAACGGCTTTGGGAGCGTGTGACATGCTAGTCGGCGTCTGCGGATCCCGCCACCTGCCACCAGGAGCTTCCTACGCCATCGCTAACCGCGTAGCAGAGCTACTAGCATCCGGTCACGATATCGTGACTGGATGCGCACTAGGCACCGACTCCGCGGCGATCGGCGCCGCCCTCGGTCTCAATCGCCCCCATCAGCTAACTGTAATGGCCGCCTTCGGTCGAAGAGGAACCGGCGCTATCCCGGGTTGTTCCTCCCCCGCAGCCGTCGCCGCCGCAGCCGCAGCTGGCGCAAATGTCCAATACTGGACTGGTGGGAGGCCCCCTACCATACCCGCTAGAGCCCGACTGGCCAGGAGATCCCTGGCCATGCTCCGCTATTTGCTGAACGACGGAGGAGCCCTACTAGCATGTCCAAACTCCAGCCCGCCGCCATGGCTAGGCCCCGGTCGCCAATGGCAGACGACCGGAAGCGGCACATGGTCCGCGATTGCATGGGCTGCCGGTAATGACCTTCCGGTCTATCTGCTGCCACTCGCTGGATGCAGAGACCTATCATTAGAACCAGGACTACTGAAAATCCAGACTGGCCTATTTAACGGACTGCTGAAATTCCGGACTGTGTGCATGCGCTTGAACGCTCTCACGGATTAGTAGGAAGGAGCCACAAATGACCACCTATCGAACCGAACGACCCAGCTACTACAAAATCTCTATTACACGCGACGAACTCGCGATCCTAGTCGCCCATCGAACCGCCACTGGCGAGGCTATCAACGGCGCCGCCCGTCGCCTTATCCGGGAGCTACCAACCCAACCGAAGATCATTAAGGAACGTCAGTCATATTATGACCCGTCTGGTGCTGGCGCCGCATGGGATGACCCCGAACCTGCTTGGCCACCCGCCGCAAGCGATCGACCCGACGACGACGACCGAGACGACGAGGCAGATCCCTATAACTGCCACGCCTGCCAGTTATGGAGCTACGCCGAAGGATGCACCCGCCCCTGGGAATGTCCTGTAACCCCGTATTGACGTGTAAACGACAAGAAGAAAGGAAGGAGCCACCCAATGACTACTCTGAGCAAACCAACGAAGGCGCTCGAACTGGCACTGGCCACAATCAGGAAACACCACCCGGACGTTAGGCCCGCAATCCTGACAATCTACCGCCACGAATCAACCAGACTAGGGCACTACGAACGATCGTGCTGGACGAGCAACGGACAGCAAATCGCCAACAGCCCTGCCGGGAACGAGCCACTAGATGAAATACACATTGACTCGATCGTACTGGACGACGGCCCGGTCGAAGTACTCCACACCATTCTTCACGAGGCAGCGCACTCCGTAGCCGTAACCCGGAAAATCCAGGACACCAGCCGAGACGGACGCTACCACAACGCCAGGTTTGCTGTCCTCGCCCACGAACTTGGCCTTGTATGCGCCGCCCATCCGCGACACGGCATAATTACAACCGGCCTACAGCCCGGCCTAACAATGCGCTACGCCGAGGAAATCAGCCTAATACGCGAATCAACTGGCTTGAGCCAACGCCGCCCGGAATCCACGACGACCATAAGCGGCGCCGCCGAGGAAGAAGACGAAGGAAAGGAGGAAAAGACCAACAAAAACCGACAGCTCAAACTCACCTGCCAGAAATGCGGCCGCATTATCAGAGCCAGCCAACGATCGATTGACGCTGGCCCAATCGCCTGTGTACCATGTCTAAGCGTATTCATACCTGAAGACGAAGCGTAACCCACTGCGACGGCGCCACACGGCGCCGTCGCCAACTCTGAAAAAAGGAGCCACACAATGAGCCCGAGACAAGCAGTAACAACGCACAGCCCCGAAGAATTGCGCCTGGCCCGAATCGACCGGGCAGCCCGCATAGTAGCCTACGGACAGATGACTCGCGAGCCAGACGGATCGATCTGGATCCAGTCCGAAACCACGCCGACCACCTGGTATCACGTACACCTAACCCAGGACGAGGCACTAGACGACTGTACCTGTCCCGACGATCGAGGCAGAAGCGAATGCGGTGGATGCAAGCACATCTTCGCAGCCCGCGCCATGTTCGCCCCGTTAGACCAGCCACCGGGCGCCGTGACCAGAGACAGACTTACCACCGCCAGACAACACGCACTGCGAGCCAGCCGCGACGCCAACCTCCCGACGACCTACCGCAAACTGTTTACCGCCTACGCGGTCCTATGTCGAGACGTAACTGTTGCTCTCATGGCCGAGACCAGGCAACTACCGCCAGCCCACGCCGAGACCGTCGAGAGGGAACGAAACTGGTCAGAAATAGCCCAAATGTCCGACGCATACGGCCCCGACTGGATCTAACCTCCACTGCGACGGCGCCGATCGGCGCCGTCGCCAACTCAGAAAGGAGCCAGCAACAGATGAAACCCTACCGCCAACCATCGATCGACGAACAACTGGAGCAGGAAATAGCGGATCTCCAATGGGAAATCGATAACCAAATACGCTACGCCGCAGCCATCACCGCCAGCCAGAAACGACTAAGCGCCGTCATAGACTACCTACTAGGACCAGGCAGCAGCTCACGTATAATCAACGGCCAGACCACGCCGGGAACAACGAACGAAGTCCAAACCATAATAGCCGAGAAAGGAGCGCCATGAAACGCAAAGACGCAGAAAAAATCGCCGCCCAACTGGTCGGGTGGGAAAACCCCCACCCCCACCTAGTGTGGACATGCGCCACCGGCTTCGCGTGGACAGTACTCGCTACTGACCCACTCACTAGAGCTACAGCCGAGTATAACCCGAAGACTGGATCCATGCGAACAAAGCAGACGAAAGGAAAAAGGAATGCTTAAAGCCAGCGTACACATTTACCTAGACCCGGCCTTGCTGGACGAACTGAAGACAGAAGCGGCCCGTCTCGGTCTATCTATGAGCGCATACGCCAGCCTAGTCCTAGCCGACATCGTAGACCGCCGCAACCCGCAACGACCAACAACCACGACGAAGGCAGCCAGAAAGCGACGGTAATAAAACACGACACGCGGCGCGGGCGCGAAAGCGCCGGCGCCGCTACATCGGAACTTAAAAAAAATACCCGTGGATAACTACATTGCCACCTGCCATCAGCCGCCCTATTATTAAACAGAAAGGAGAGAGCACGGCAGATCTAGATCACCCGGAGACGACCACAAAAAAAGACCGGAGACGCCCCGAACGTCCCCGGTCAGAAAGGAACCACATGAAACATAATACTACCCCGGCCGACGTCAAGTCAACACTTAGGCTAACCCGAGCGCCACACCTTGAACCGCAGCCAATGCCAGCCCTATTTCATCGCGTCAA